ATGACAAGACTTGTGAGTTTCTCCGCGGCGAATGTGACGGCAAAGATATGAAAAAGTTGTTTAATACTGATGTAGAAGCACTAAGTAATATATGGAAAGAGAAGCACGCCAAACCAAGAATCAAACAGTTGGTGAAAAAAGGCCGTGTTTCTTCTGATACCCTTTTCTATGATGATTTGGCAATAATGTCATGGGAAGAAACAAAAGCTCGTTACTTGCCACAAATTGGCCGATAATTAGTGTATAATGTCCTTTCATGCGGTGAGTCCGAGACAGCCTACCCCCGTAGGTAGACAGGTTTAACTCCTGTTAACCGCTCCATCCCTTTAAGTAAGTGGTCACTAACATAGACCAGGTCTACGCCTAATACTGTTGTAAAAAAACAACAAACCGGTTGACAAACCGGTCAAATGGTGTTATAATGGTTAAATAATAATGAGTGAGGGTATTATGTCTTTTACTGCCGAACAAAAATCACAATTAGCAAAGCTTCTTGCTACCGAGAATCTTACGGTTCAACACCAGAAGCTTAATACTGCTAAGTTTGATCCTAAGAATCGTATTCTATATCTGCCTATCTGGCAAAACATGACAGGCATTATGTATGACCTGTTGGTCGGTCACGAAGTTGGTCATGCTCTGTATACACCAGCTGAAGGTTGGCACGATGCAGTCAGCGATGCCGACAAAAACAAAAACTACAAAAACTTTTTGAATGTTGTTGAAGATGCCCGCATTGAGAAAAAAGTTAAGCGGAAATATCCCGGTCTGAATAGCTCTTTCAGAATGGGTTATCAGGAACTTAACCTGCGTGATTTCTTTGGCATCCAAGGCCGTGATGTAAATGAAATGCCATTTATTGACCGCCTTAATCTGTATAGCAAATCACAATGGTCTGCCGCATGGATTCGGTTTACTGCTCAAGAAGAATTGCTTGTAAAAGAAGTGCAAGCAGCAGAAACTTGGGAAGATGTTGTTCGCATCACAAACAAAATCTATCAGTATTCAAAAGATGAACAGCATGAAATGGCGCTTCAGTATTATGATGAAATGATGAAGCAAATGGCTCAAGATGATGAGCAATACGAAGAAGATTATGCCGATACCGATTATGATTTTGCTGAAGATGATGAAGATGGTGAAGGTGAAGGTAGTGCTGGTGAAGATGAGTTTGAAGAGGGCGAAACACAATCAAAGCGTAGTCAAGCAAGTGATGAAGAGCGCTCTGATAGTGAGGTAGATTCTGGCAAATACATTCAGCACGAAAAAGATTCACACCCTGGCGAAAAAGACCAGTTTGACCCAACCTGCATGACGGATGAAAGCTATCGCCGTAATGAAGTGCAGTTGCTTGATGACAAATCTAAAGAATATGTTTATGTGGATATTCCTAAACCAATCCTCAAAAACATTATTACACCTGCCAAGCGAGTTCAGGGTCTGATGACAAAAGCTTATGCATACTATATCAAAGAAAAATACATTGAACCTGGTAAAGCTATGGAACTGTTGAATGATTTCAAACGCCGTAATGAACGGTATATCAGTCTGCTTGCCAAAGAATTTGAAATGCGTAAGGCTGCTAAGGCTTTTAGTAAATCTAAACTGGCTGATACGGGTGACATTGACATTAACAAACTTTCATCCTACAAATTTGATGACAACATTTTCCGCAAAGTGATGTTGACACCAAAAGGTAAGAGTCACGGTCTTGTGCTGTTACTTGACCGTTCAGGTTCTATGTCAAAGAATATGTCTGGTTCTATTGAACAAATTTTGGTATTGTCAATGTTCTGCCGCAAAGTGAATATTCCTTTTGTTGTGTATGGCTTTACCGAATCTGTTCATGTTCGTGCCATGGACCTTGGTTATAAAAGTAATGAGCAGGTTGAACAGTTTAAGAAAGATTACATTTATAGTGGTAAACACAACTGCTTCACTCAAAACTTTGGTGAAATGAAGTTTGATAATGTTCATTTGCGTGAATACCTTAATTCTAAAATGTCTAATGCTGAATTTACAATTGCGTTAAAGAATATGTGTTTGCTTATGGACTGTTATAAAGAATCTAATTATCGGTATTCAACAAGACCTGATTCAGAGCAATTGAACAACACGCCAATGACGCAAGCAATTGTTGCAGCTGCTGAAGTTATGAAAGACTTTAAGCGAACTAATAATCTGGATATTACCAGTCTGGTAATTGTGCATGACGGTGACGCTGATAGTCTAAACAATTATTGGATTGAAAGTGAAAAAATAAATCGTGAAACTAATCAAACCGAAAAATGTTTGGGTGTAAATTGGTATAGCGACAATAAAGTTTATGTGATGCGTGACCGTCAAAATAAATTTGAGACCAAAATTACAGTTCCTAATGAAGATGTTCCTAAGAACACCTTGTTGTGGTTTCACAAAGTAACAAGTTCTCGGGTGTTTGGTTTCTTTATTGTGGCTGGTCGTGGTGAAAGCAAGTATGTGCTCAGAAATCGGTATACCAATAACCAAGGTAAAACATATTGGCAAGTTCAATCAGAAATTGGGCCTGAAGCTGCATATGAATATCTAAAAGTCATGCAGAAACAATTTAAAGATGAAAAATTTCTTGCAAGTAAAATACCAGGTTATGAAAACTTTTTCTTCATTTCTGGCGGCGAAGAACTTACTACCAATGATGAAGATGGTATTGAAGTAGAAGGTAAATTTACTGCTCGTAAACTGGCATCAGCCTTTGCCAAATACAATAAAAAGCGGGCAATAAATCGTGTGTTGGTATCTCGGTTCATCCAAGGTATTGCCGCATAACATTTGTTTTTTTGATATAATTATTTTCTTTGATAGGAGTTTTACATTATGATTAGTCGTGCCGAACAAAAACAAAAGTTCTTTGATGCCCTTATTGCTACTGGTAAACAAACCGTTAGCAAAACGGAAATCAAATCAATTGCAACCAAACTTGGTCTTAAATCAACCCAATTTTTTACCAAAGAAGAATCTAACCGTGTTGGTCGCGGTCAGTATCTTGTACCTGGTGCAAGTGTAAATACAATGCCTGCTCTACAAGCCCAAGTGATTCCTATGGCTAAACCTGTTGAAAAATCAAATCATCGTATCAGTAATGTTACGACCGACCTTGATGAAACAAATCTGGTACCAACTGCATACAAAAACTATGTGCCATTTGGTAACTTTGAAGATGTATTGTCAATCATTTCATCAATGCGTTTCTTTCCTGTTTTCATTTCAGGTCATTCTGGTAACGGTAAGACCATGTCAATTGAACAGGCCTGTGCTAAGGCAAAACGCAAGTTTGTTTGCGTATCAATGACACCTGAAACCGATGAGAGTGATTTACTTGGTAACTATGTGTTGATTGATGGCAATATGGAATGGCGTGATGGTCCTGTGACTACTGCTGCACGGCAAGGTGCTGTTCTGTGTATTGATGAGATTGATTATGGTGCTCAGAACCTTTCAAGTCTGCAACGGGTGCTTGAAGGCAAGCCGTTTATGCTGAAGAAAAAAGGTGAATTGATTACACCTGCGCCTGGTTTTACCGTGTTTGCTACTGCAAATACAAAAGGTAAAGGTTCAGATGACGGTCGTTATATGTTTACCAATGTGTTGAACGAAGCGTTTCTTGAGCGTTTTCGTACCACAATGGAACAAGAATTTCCGCCAATTAAAACTGAGCGCAAAATTATTGAGAAAGAATTGGCATCAGTCAACAAAGCTGATGATGATTTCGCCGAGAAACTTGTTACTTGGGCTGATGTAATTCGTAAAACATTCGCCGATGGCGGTTGCGATGAAGTGATTTCTACTCGCCGTCTTGTGCATATCGTTGAAACATACGGCATCTTTGGTGACAAGATGAAGGCAATTACTCTGTGTTTGAATCGCTTTGATGATGACACTAAGGCATCTTTTGTTGATTTGTATACCAAAGTTGACGCAGGTGCTTCTGCCGAAGAAATTCTGGCACCTCAGCCTGAACCTGTGGTAGAAGAACCTAAGGTAGATGCAGAACAACCTTTCTAAAATTTGTAGTTCGGCACTTGGGCCTGTGGCAACACAGGCCTTTTTTTGTAACATTT